TCTCTTCAGCCTCCTCTTTCTCCTTGGGGGGAAGCTGGAAAAGATCGTCGCCCACAACGCAATTCTGCTTGACCTCCAATGGCTCTTGCTTCACAGGCACGCACAAAGGTGGGGCCAATAGCATCTTTGGGTTGTGAGTGAGTATAGTTTCAGAGACCCATCCCCGAAATCTATCAAAGTCAAAGTCTGGTATGAACTTAAGAAACATATCGTTCATCCAGCCTGCGTCCTCATTGGGCCAATTCGCCTCAATTGAGTGCTTTCCATCCCAGGGCATGAGCTCCCCTTCAACCCTCTCACCGAGTAGGGCATGCGCGTTTCTCACGATCTCCCCAAGAACTGGTGAGTTCCTATCCATGCGGTAATAACCAGATGCTCGCTCAGCGAACCTCTCGAGGGCTTCGTCAGAGAACGGCTTGTATCTGGCGGGACCAACCCACAACTTGGCAAGTGCTCTAGCAGGGTTGCACATTGAGTTGATGTCCCCTTCCCACACGTCAGGACCAAAGAACCTGTTCAAAAAGTTGACGCCAGGTTCGCCGCGTGCATAGACTTCGACCTCATAGTCTTGTCCAAACACGGCAGCTGATTTGACGACGAAATCCGGATCCACATCCGGCGTCAAACTGTCATCGCCACCATAGAGACCTAACTTTGCCCAGGCCTCCTCTGGTGTAAGGTTCCTCCCATTGACTGTTGTTTGCCGAAGAGCGCAGTAATCACTGCACGCTGTGTCAATGGAGTTAAAGTCTGCGGTCTCTCCGGACCCTGACCCCCTGGAGTGGCCTGAATTGTACTTCCTCCCATGTTCCGTCCTCCCAGGCTCAGCAATCTGCTCGTCCATAGATTGATTCAGATCACTGTGGTAACCGGGGTGGAAATACCTCATCATGGCCATTCGCTCCAGAGTGCGGCCGTGCAAGTTCACGTGGCCGTCAAACCTGTTGCCATCTCCAGCTACGGCGTGGTTAGCGAAACGCAACATCTCGCCAACACGCTCAGCCACCTCCCTTGGTGTTTTGTTGAACGCATACCACGGCTGGTACCTCATGACACCTGCATCAAATGCATAAATGTAGCATGAGTACCTCTGTTTAACTTTGGGTTTCATCGTGGTGATGTTTCGCGGGTCAGTGACCTTGGGATATGTCTCCTTCTTCTTAAAAGTGTCAAAACTCTCCTCATAGTTGTCACCGGTGACATCCGCCTCCGCCAAGATGGCTCTTTGGGATGGGCTTGGTTGCTTCTCACGCACTTCATCGTGATCGGCTGGGACGCCAGTGTATTTCACGTTGTCAGGAATAAGAAACTCAATGAACTCCTTCATGTAACCAGCGTACCTTGGTGGCAGCTCCACGGGCGTGTTGCCCTGGAACTTTTCAATTCTGCCAGAAATGCACCTGTCGTCCGCTGCTACAGAATCAGAGAAACCGTAGCATTCATGTATCAACGGGCTACCAAATGGTGCCAATGGGACAGGTGCATCATAGTCGTGTTTCGCGAACCAGATTGGTTTGAAAGCCATCTCTGGAGGGTAAACAATTGGGGGGAAGTGGGGCATGCCAGCTCGAACAAACCCGGCAATGATCGCGGCGTGTCCTGGCGGCAGGCGCTCTGTTGGCAAACCTACGGCACTAGAAACAGCAATGTTACTCGCGACCATACCAGGCGTGATGGGAACCTTAGCCACTCTCGCAACCGCCTCAACTGCGTCAAACTGCGACTTGGGAAGTGTAACTGCGTTGTGTTGCCCAACAACAGCAACGCTGCGCTTTATGCACTCTTTAGTAATCACGTCAAGGACAACGTGATCACCGAACACTGGCTTGAACCTGCTGAGTGGCTTGCCCTCAAGAACCCAGCTGGTAGGTACAAAAGCGTACGAATCAAATGCTCCGATGACAGTGAGCATGATTATCGCGTGGTGGTCGTCCACATACTTCTTGTCAATGTGGTACGCCACGACCCTCTTCTCAATGAGACCAGCCGTCTCTACGAGGAAAGTGTCGCCTGAGTAGTCCCAAATGTGGTGGGTAAATTCACCACCCCCACTAACCCTGTAATGGACCTTACCATCTTCAAGGAAACGGAACGTGTACTCTCCCTCACTCTTCGCAGCTGCAGTTGGCAACAACGTGCATACGAAATACGTGCCGGGATAATATGCCAACAAGTGAGGCATGTCGATGTAGTGGTCCACATCTACCAACACTGCTGCTTGGGTACTGGGGTCGAAGTGGAACTCCTTCGGCGGGACAGCCAGATCCTT